AAGAAAATATTTCCTTGATTTAGATTTGGCGTATCATTTGTACGACCTGCGCCCATAATTTTTATAGAGCCAGCCGTAGCGTGTGACCTAGTGACCTTACCTATATTCTGTATTTGGTTATTTTGTAGCGCAGGAAGAGTAGTTGTAAGATTGCCAACTGTAACGTCTACATATAATTCATCACCCTCTGTATAACTGCTAGTGTCTAAGCCATCCAAAGTGCCAAAAGTATAAACTTCAAGAGCCGCATTGTTATTTACAGTTTTTGCCGCTAGTCCGACAGCTGGCATTCTTGATGCAGTGCCTGCTACTGCTTTGCTGACTACTGTTGTGTTGCCAGATATTCCTGATATATAAACAACATCACCCTTAGTAAGCGCTTCACCTGCTTGCGCTTTAAATACTACTGCTCCGCGTAAATCACCTATAAACTCTGTAGCTTCTACATTGCCAACTACTTCAAGTTTTTCAGATGGGTCTGTAGTGCCTATGCCCACCTCATTGTTAACACTGTCAACGTATAAAGTGTCTGTGTCTACTGTCAGCCCACCCATGGTGAGCCTGAAGTTAGTAGAGTCATCAGCATCATCGCGCAGATAATTTGTTATGCCGCCACCACCGCCAGACACGCCAACCCATGCCCCATTGGACGATACTACTAATCTGCTGTTGTTTGCGTCCCATAACAAAACGCCATCTTCCGCAGCAGACTGACCAGCTAGATAATAGCCTAGCTTAGACTTATTGCGTACAAGCCAGTCATTAAGGCGCTCAGCCCATGTATTGACATTGCCTGCTAGCGCTGGTGGTCTGTTTTGGTAGCTCATCTAGCTCCGCCCAGTTTAGTTTCTAATTTTAAGTTGCCTAACGTCCAATCTTGCGTGTTGTAAGCTACGTCAAACACTATTGCAGTTTCTGGATAATTAGCCAATGTATATGGGACAACTTCGTTAGTTATCCAAGCATCTTGTGGGTTTGCGCCATATCCGAGAATAGCTGCAGCGTCAGCTCCGCTAACATTTCCATCGTTATTGACATCGAGTATATGCCTACCATTTATATATACATCTGAGTATGGGCTAAGTATGCCAACACTAACTTTTAATGCTTCTTGCGCTAAATCATAGTAATTAATTTCCTTGCCATTAGGGTCAATTCGCAACCTAAACTGTCTGCCCTGTAGCCTTACATTCGTAGGTGATATAGCACCAAATGGTCCCTTTGTTGTCTCAGGGTCGTTAGGATAATTGCGTGTTTTGAAAACTAAGTTATACTCACCTTGCGCTTTGTGGTCAGGGATAACTTTTGTCACATTAATTATGCGCTCACCTTGTCCTGCTTCTACTGGTCCTGACTCAGCATAACTAAACACTTGCTCTTCGTTATCGGTGTGCTCATGTGTATAACCTGTTTCGTGGTCATATAATTTACCAGTTGCAGAAAACCATATAGGCGTTCTGTGCACGCCAGCATCAACACCTGCGGTCCTGTCTAATATGCCTATACCCCAATGATTTTCTTTGTAATCGTAATACACATATCTGTCGTTTTCAGCAGTAGATGTGCTTGGATAAAACCACCATATCTCATTAAACTTACTGTTTTTAACAGCATAAACTTTACCCTGCTGCTCAAAGTTCATACCTTTAAACACGTAATCTTGCACGTCACACGGTATATCACGTACAGACTGACCATCATAGAAATAAAAGCCGTTAGAACCCATCCAAAAAGCGCCTTGCTCATGTGCTACAGCGCAATGACGGCTAACAGCACCACAATTGCTGCCTACCTTTTCGAAACCATATACTGCTGGTGGTCCGCTGTACGTTGCTACGTGAGCATCTACCGTAGAAAGAATAAGCGTTCTGCCGCGCACCTGTAAGCCTAACTGAATCTTGCCTTCAGTATCTAATATAATGTCACCAGCTTCATTAGTAGCAGATGGCGTCCATGTTGTATTATCTTCACGGTCACACCATTTAATTTTAGCAGGGTTATTATCAGCGCCTAGCGCAAATAAGAATCTTTCCTCTGTCACTACCACGCTGTCGTTGTTTGCAGGAAAAGCCGCGTCTGTTGTGCTAATTTGGTCTGCAGTGCCAGTCAAAGTCCACTGACGCAAAACACCATCATGTGAATTTACTGCTACAAGGTACTCACCCCAGCTGTCTAGCGACCATGAGCTGCCATCACCTAAAACACCTGACGTGGGGCGTGGCTCACCGTAAAACCCCTTGCCGTAAAAATATTTACCATAACCAACATTCTCTGCAGCGCCATCAGTAGCTCCTGAGATAGTAGAGGTTAATATGCTAGCTACTGTGCCAGCTTCATTAATGCTAAATAAGTTGTTAAAAGAACCTGCAGCAACCCACGCTGTGCCTGATGTGCTTTTCCATGCTAACGCTGCTCGCGCCTTAACATTTGAGCCCAGTGTTACTTCTACCGTGTTTGTTGTGTCAGTTCTATCTTCGCGTGCGTGCCAACCACCTATAGGGCGTAGTGAGCCGTTTTCCCAACGCACAAAATTAACATCACGCCATCGCCCTGCTGACTCGCTGTCTGTGCCGTGCCGTACAACACCTGCTGGTATGTCAAATGGTACTGTTGCCATTACTTGTTCCTTAGATTCATTAGCTTACTTGCACCCTTGATACCAAAACTACTACTTATAGCTATAAATAGAAGATATTGATACCACTCAGGCAATCCAGATAATGCGATAAAGCCTTTTTCTACTCTATCAATGACCGTGACGTCATCTACTACAATGGCGTAGCCAATCATAAATACAGGCACAGATAGCACTAGCGTCCAAAATTCGTCTTTCCACGAGCTAGCTGAAGCATCGACCATCTTAGACTCCCAATCAGCGTCACTCTTAATAACGCTCATCTTAGCCTCATGCTTAGCCTGCTTCTCTTCCGCTTTGTTCTTGAAATAGCCACCAGCTAAATTAGCTATAGGTCCCACTAATGATTGCCACATATCTACCTCAATGGATTGCTCGTTACGTAGTCGAGCCCATCCCACAAATTATTAATTTCTAAATTGACTTTTTTAATTCGTTCACTTACGTCACCTAAGCTGTTACTGACGATTTCTGCCTGCTTAACAGTGCTTCTCATGGCTTCTATATCTTTCTCTAGCCTAGAGACGTCAGATTTGAGTTCTAACAGCTTTTCTTGCTGCTCTAATATAGTTTCAAGGTTAGTGCCTAAAGCCGCTAAATTGCCCTTTAATTGCCCTACATCGTTGTCCTCTAATCTTTGCTCAATCAGAGTGACTCTTTCAGTAACAGGCTCAACATCGGGTATGCTTATAGATTCCACCGCCTCTAGCCTTGAGTATAAACTAGATGCAGTCCAAACTGTACCACCAATTGATGTTCCAATAGCTAGCACTATACCAATCCAAACACCTCTAAATGACGTGCTGCCAATCTTTAGCTCTGTATCATTAATCAAAACTACATCCTATCTCATACATAAAGCAGTCATAACCTGATGCAGTTGGTCCAGTTAAGTAAAACTCTGACTCTGCCCCTGCATACAGCACTGTTTCTTGGTCTACATACATATCTAAGCCAAAATTTTGCCCATTTAGGTATACAGCAGTCGCATTATTAGTGTTTGCCCACTTCATAGACACCCATTGCTGCTCTGCACTGTAAGTTATGGACGCTTCTTCTGCTACAGCGTTGTTATTTACTGCTCCTTGCTCTAAAAACGCCACTGCATCCTCATTTGCAGCCACGGCAATGTACCCTGCAGCCTTATTTGCGCTTTCCTCGATAGAATCCATACTGTCATTGTACGATTCTACTGTATCTTGCGATATCATCAGCACTTCTTCGTTCTGTGCGACAAATTCTTGCACCTGCTCTTCTTCAGCTGGGTTGCCAACGCTATCTTCAGCCATTTCAGCTACTTGTATGGTGGTGCTCAACTCAATAACAGCAGTTGTAAACACTTCTACGCTATCTTCCATAAGTTCTAGCTCTGTTGCAGCTGCTTGCTGTAATGCAGCCTCAACGCTGCCATACGGCAAATACGTGCTGAAGTTAGATAGGGCGTTGTTATAGGCAGTAACTTGCTGTGCAGAGATGTGTGCAGATGTGGATAGCGTACCGTCAGACATACCGCTACCTGCATAAGAGTATTCTGTTGCAGCACCTACTAACATGATGCCACGGTCAATCTGGTCAACTATCGCATTAGATGTATTAACTAAATCAGTTAGCTGGTCGCTGTTTGCTGCTACGGAACATATCGCTAATGCTCCTATTATCGCTTTCTTCATCTGTTTGCTCCGCCCCTATGTTTAACATTGTGTTGTAATAATCTTCTGTATCTGGTCCATAATCAGGTATGTGTAACTCTGGGTTCTGCATCATTACTAAATAGCTACGTCTACCTGCTACCAGCTTGCCACCTATTGTTACTGGACATGGTGTACCAGCAGAAAACATAGCTTTCCAAACATCTACTGACTGACACATCATACTGATGGCTGCCACCTTCATATTAAACTTGTCTAATAGAGCTGCGTCACGTCTACGTGTGCAGTCTTTGTCTAATACATACCTACCACTAGACCAACCAAAGCCAACTGTCTGTATGGAGCTCCCTGCTGCCTTTAAACACGTCTCCATGCCTGACGATTGCATACTTGGGCTAATAGCTGAACCTACTGGTATTTCAGATGCTGAGCCAGCGCCCTGATAAGTATTAGTCGTGCTCTCATCAGTAGTAACATTATTGCTATTCACTGTGCTGTTTTCGTTGTTAGTGTTTAGGCTGCCTTCTTGCTCTGTGCCTAACGCTAAACTTGATAGTATTAACAGTGCAGCCTTAAATAAGTTTTTGCCCAATGACGTCTAGCCCTAAAATCAGTGGATACAAAAGCCACAACAAGCGCTCGATGTTTTTAAACTTGTCCATACCCATATCAAGACGCTTATCTACAACTGCTAGCTTGTCTTGTATGTTTTCCATTCTTGCAGCACATTCTCTCTCATGCGCCTCTAGCTTTAACAATGCTTCTCTATTGCCGTCCATGTTAGATTCCCTCAGACTCCACTTCTACTAAGGTTAAGCTGTTAGCTTCCAGTGCTTTATCTAAATCAGCAGGGAAACACGCATACTGGATATAATCAGTATTGATTAAAGCAGTCAGGTCATCACCATATAAGAAGCCGCTAGTAGCCCAGAATGTCTCTGTGCCGTCAGTTAGCTCTACACTAAACAATGTATCACCTTGAGTGCTTGCGCCTTCCTCAGTGGTATGTAAGGTGTTTATAACGCCTTGTGCTGATGCCTTGTCTGCATCCGTTACGATTAGGGTAGTTAAGATGTTCATTCTTCAATGTCCTCATATACTGGCATAGCCGCAAATATTCTATATGGTGTAGCAGGTGCATCAATAGCAAATGCCTGTAGGCTCTCTGGCAGGTCACCCAAGAAGTTTACATGGTATCCCTCTACTGCACTCATAAGAGGTATCTCATTACCTTCTTCGTCAGTCTCAGTCTCACCTGTTGGCTCGAAGATAGAACCAATGTTATCAATAGCGTATTCGTGGTTGCCTGTTGAGAGAACACTGTTGCCCTCATCATCATCAAAGTAATAGGCACTTAACGCTGTACGCATCGCCTCTTCGCTTTCAAACTTTAAGTAATGTGTCATTGTGTTAATGCCTTTAATTGATTGTCAGTTAATCTTACAGGGTAGTATTTAACAGACTTGATGTGTCCGCCTAAACTGTTACTGTTTGCTGAAAATTGTCCACCTAAATAAAATGCAGTAGTCAAAGATGCAATGTTTCCGTTGGTTGTAGTTGTGCCGCTTGTACTTTCGCCATTCACATAGATAGCGCCAGTTGATTGGTCTGTGCCTGTCGCTATCTTGTTGATTGTACTAGGCTGTAAATCTTCGCCACCAAATGTGTTTGTGCCATCATAAGCAATAGCCCTATCGGAGCCTGCATTTGAATAAGCCCATCTCGCGCTAGTTGTGTTCGAGCCTAAAATATATTGTTGCTCGCCTGAGTTATAGGATGGCGGCACAATTTCCATAGAGATACTGCCTTCATTAGTGTTGTACTCAAACTCAGATACATTGATAGTAGCCATATCGAAATTGCGTGTTACTGTACTACCTGATGTTGGTATGTATGACGTAGGGAATGTGCCTGACTCTAATTGTGCGCCATATACAAATACGCTACCTACTGCTCCATTGCGCCTTGTGCTAGACATACTATCTATAGGCGTGACGCTGACACCGCCCGAACCAAGTGTATTAAAAGGCAAAGTGCATCGATACCAACCGTTGCCAACATCAGTAATTGTTGCGCCTGTTCCTAGTATGTTCGTAACAGTGCCGTTTACTAAGTCAAAATTAGCAACAAAGTCAGTAGTCAAATAACCAACATTTAACTGTGCATAATTTAAAGTATCCGCTTTTAAGTATATGCTGGTAGAATAGTTTCCACTTAAACCTGATGGTATAGGAAACTGCCATACTGAAGCTGCCCCACCATCAACACTGCACGTTACTTTAGAGGCATTTATATTTCCGTCAGGCGATGTTGTAGAGTCTGTAGTTATTGTGCAGTTTGTTCCACTCCATGCGCTACCTGACAAAGAGTTACTGTACCGCACCTCGTTCGTTCTCTGCTCTTCAATCAGCAAGCCTTTTAGATTGCCGTCTGCATCATATTCTATTCTAGGCTCATTAGTATCAGCAGTGCGTAGTAATGGCTCACCGCTTGTGCCTTGACCGCTTATAACCTTTTTAACAGATACACTGTCAATTACTAAATCAACACCCTCTTGCGCTCTGTAAAATTTTATTACATTGTTTCCGCCACTAGGCTTGATAAACGACACTGTTGTCCCAACAGAGTTATAAAGCTGTGATACACCTTCTCCATCTATCTTAATACTGCCAGAGGTTATAGACGATATATTAACTTCTACCTTATATGTTTCATTAGCTTCTAACACCGCATCAGATAGCAACGCAACAATAGGCGTACTAGTATCAGCAACAACCCTTGCGCTGTTATTTTCAAAGACTACATAATGTGTTGCGTCAGTATTATTCACTGACCAGTTAGCACCGCCATTACTAAAGTCACCATTAGTTACCAGTTCATCACCGTACTTGACGCTATCGAGATATGTACCTGTAGTAGACCTAGTGAATGTGATTAGGTCTGTGGCTTTACCTGTAGTTACTGTCTTAGTCATGTAAACCCTCTACTAATTCACTGGTTGCTTGTCCATCAAATGTTAGGCTCATTGTAGGTGAGGATGATGGCTTGGTTAAGGTTACTAATTCATCGTTAGATAGCTTAGTTGGAAAATATAATACGCGCTTTATATGCCCACATAACTGGACAGTAGCGTTATCTTGCTGACCAATATATAAATCTACATTCGGCTCATCTAAACCTAATACATCTGTTTCGCTTTGTGCCTCTAAGCCGTTGTTTGATTTAGCCGCGTAGCCTGCACTTACTGTAAAAGCAGATTTCTGTGTACGGTATGGCGTATATAAATTTTGAGTGCCTATCGAGTTGTTTGTACTATTTGCGGCATTTCTTGTGTATGAAGCAATCTTGCCAGTGTGTGTTTGTATAGAAAACCTAAGGTTTGAATACTCAAACTCTGCCAATCGCCTATATGTTGCTTGGCTAATATTAGGCGTACCCTCTACAAACAACGTACCTTGTTGGTCGTTTTGATGGTATTTAAATGCAGTTACTTTGCACACATCCTTATTACGAGTAACTGTACTGCCACTTGTAGGGATATAGGATGTAGGGAATGCGCCTGCTTCTACTTGCAGTCCATAAACTAATAAGCCTTTAGACGTATCACCTGCATAGTTTTGCAACCTTGTGCTTGTTGGTGATGTCACAGAAACAACACTAGCATCACCGCCCGAATCGCCTATTGCTGT